CGCGGGAGGTTCCGAGATGGACGACATGACCCCCGATAAAGACCCGGCCTTTCTGGCCGACCTCCTGAATCTGCTGCGAGAGCACGGGCTGGCTGCCGGCTTGGGTGCGAGCCTGAGCTGGTTGCGTATCCGCTGGGATGGCAAGGAAACAAGCCTTAAACGCCAGTTGCTGGAGGCCTCATTGAGTGGCGCTTTGGTATTCCTGGTAGGCATTACCTGCAAAAAGCTGGGCCTATCGGATGGCTGGTCGTTCGCGGCCGCCGGCATCGTCGCTTACCTGGGGATTGAGCAAGTGCGTCAGCTTGGCCGCAAGTGGGCCGAGAAGCGGGCCGAGGCGTGATCGCCCGGCCGGTGCTGTTGGTGTTGGTCGCCCTGGTCGCGTTCTCGCTGCAGGGGCATTTCGATTGTCGAGAGTCGGCGGCCTGTGCGGTCGTCTTTGCGCATTACGAGGGCATGCAATGAGCGTATTAGAGCAGCCACGGCTATTAAGCGGTCTGCAGGGCGAGGTGGTGCACAGTCTCGGCACCTTGAAAAGCGATGCCGAGCGCCTGGCCAAGGCCATGGGACGCATGGCGGATGTGGACCAGCACGCGGTAGAGCGGGGCATGATTGCTTTGCGTCGAGCCGTCGCCCAGCTGGAAAACGCCGTTACGCGTAACGCGGAAGGCTAAGCCATGTTCAAGATCGGCCTGGACAATGCGCCGGGCGTGTCCTCGGCTCTGCAGCGGTTGTACCGTGACCAGTTGCCATTCGCGGCTGCGCTCACCGCTACCGAGCTGGCCAAGCTGGTCAGGGCCGGCGAAACGCGGGTAATGAAACAGCGTCTCGACCGGCCAACGCCAACCACGCTCAATAGCCTGTTCTTGCGTGCGGCCACCAAGGCCAAGCCCGAGGCGCGGGTTTACTTCAAGGACTCATGGTCGTCGGGCATTCCTGCTGACACCTATCTGCAGCAGGCGGTGGCCGGCGGGCCAAGGCCGCATAAGCGCTTCGAGAAGTCGCTGATAGCTAAGGGGCTGATGCAGTCCGGTCAGTTCGCCCTACCGGCGTCGTACATGCTTAACCAGTACGGCAACGTTTCGCGTGGGGTCATGACCCGTATTCTGTCAGGCCTCGGGGCTGCTGAGTCGGCCAGTGGCTACCAGTCCAACGCCACGGGCAGTAAGCGCAGCAAGCGAAAGGGCAATGCCCGCCGCTATTTCTCTGGCGTGGTCGATGGCACCGATGGTGTGTGGGAGCGCATGGACACGGCCTTTGGCGATGCCATCCGGCCGGTGTTCCTTTTCAGCAAAAGCGCACCGATCTACCGCGTTCAATTCCCGTTCTTCCGTATCGCGGAGAACATCGTTACGGCCAACCACGGCCGCGTCTCGACCGAGGCGCTCGAAAGGGCCATTGCCACGGCGAAACGGTGAAAAAGTCGCGAAAAACCCTCGGTTTCTGGCCCTCAGGGGTTGACGGGAGGCGGGGGAGGCTATCCGGCCCTGCCCCCACCCCCCGGCCTGCGGGTCCTCCCGGCACCCCCGGTGGATGGGGGTAATTCGGGCCCCGCCTTGTCGCTATGTATGACCCTTTTTCGGAGGTTGGTTGTTGTTTCGTCTATGGCCATTTCATCGATCACCCGCAAGCCGTACTGGCTGAACAAAAAGAGCATGGCCGAAAGCCTCGGGATTTCGGTCCAGGCCTTTGATAAATGGGGCGTCGAGCCGGTCGCAAAGATCGGCCGCGAGTCGTTTTACGACACCCGTTCCGTGCTGGATAACCGCCTGGAGCATCAGGGGGGGAAACAACAACCCGGCAGCGAGCTGATCGACCCCTTGGCTGAGGCGAAGCTGCTGCAAGAGCGGTTGCGCCTTACCAGGGAGCAGGCCGACGCCCAGGCGATGCGAAACGAGGTCAAGCGCCGGAATTTGATACCGGTCGAGTTCATGACGTTTGCCATTGCCCGCCTTTGCAACTTGCTCGGGTCAACCCTCGACACCGTGCATACAAAGGTCAAGCGCAAGCACCCCGATATCGAGCCGCGACACCTTGAAGCGATGCAGCGCGAGGTGGCCGTTACGCGTAACGAGACGGCGAAGCTAAACGAGCGCTTGCCGGAGATTTTGAATGAGTTCATTGCCGCCATGGCTGACGACGGAGGCTGACCCGCCGTGGCTGATGCCGTTGGCCGACGCTATCAAGGTTGGCTTGTCGGCGTTGTACAAAGAGCCGCCGATGACCGTCGTGGAGTGGGCGGACAAGCATTTTTACCTGTCGTCGGAGTCCTCCTATCAGGAGGGGCGTTGGACGACCGCCCCCTTTCAGGTGGCCATCCTCAACGCGATGGGCAACGACCTGATTCGCGAAGTCAACTTCGTGAAGTCGGCGCGGCTTGGCTACACCAAGATGCTGATGGCTTTCATTGGTTACCTGGCGCAGCACAAAAAGCGCAACGTGCTGATGTACTGCCCGACCGAGGGTGACGCCGAGGGCGTCATGAAGCGGCACATTGAGGGCATGATTCGTGACGTTCCCGTGGTGCTGGAACTGGCGCCCTGGTACGGGATGAAGCACCGCGACAACACCCTGGAGGCCAAGTGTTTTGCCAACCGCAAAATGCTGTGGTGCCTGGGGGGTAAGGCCGCCCGTAACTATCGGGAGAAAAGCCCCGACACCGTCATTTACGACGAGCTGTCAAAATTTGACGAGGATATCGAAGGCGAGGGCGCGCCCACGTTCCTGGGTGATAAGCGCCTGGAGGGCGCGACTTTTAAGAAGTCGATTCGCGGCTCTACGCCGACCGAGTCCGAGAAGTGCCAGATTTCCCGAGCCGCCATCGAGTCGCCACACGACCTTAGATTCAACATCAAGGCGCCATGCTGCGGCACCGAGCTGGTGCTGCAGTGGGGTGGCAAGAATGAGCCGTTTGGCATCAAGTGGCGGCTCAATGAACGTCAGGAAGTCGAGGCGGCATGGTACCTGTGCCCGCACTGTCAGGGTGGCACGTTTGAGTATCACGAGATGGTCACGGCAGCAGCCGAGACGGGCCGCTGGATTTGCGAGCGCTCTGGAATCTGGACCCGTGACAGCATGGAGTGGTTCGACGCCTCGGGAGAGCCGACCGCAACGCCGCGCTCAGTGACATTCAGCGTGTGGACGGGCTATTCAACGTTCACCACTTGGGTGGATATCGCGACCGACTTCGTCAAGATCGGCAAGGACCGGGGCAAGCTCAAGACCTTCGTCAACACCACGCTAGGCGAGGTGTGGGAGGAAGACCAAAGCGAGAAGCTGGACTGGGAGCAACTGCGCGACCGCCGCGAAGTGTTCGCGCACATTCCAGCTGGAGCTGTTGCCCTGTTCGGTGGCATCGATACCCAAGACGACCGTTACGAGGGCCGCGTGTGGGCCTATGGTGCTGGTGAGGAAGCATGGCTAGTTCATCGCTTTATTCTGACCGGCGACCCGGCCAGCATCGAGCTTCGGCGCAAGGTGGGCCGCGAGATTCACCGCCATTTCAAACGCGCCGATGGCTCGGTGATGCGGGTCGAGCGGTGGTGCTGGGACTCGGGCGGCCACTATTCGGACGAGGTTCGCGCCGAGAGCCGCAAGCATGGCGTGCAGTGGGTTATCCCGATTTTTGGTGCCAGTACCTACGGCAAGCCCATTGCCAACTTCCCGCGCAAGAAAGACAAGCGCAGCAAGGTCTACCTGACCGAAGTCGGCACCGACAACGCCAAAGAGCTGATTTACAGCCGCCTGAAACTGCAGCCGGATGGGCCT